TTCCTATAATGCCTGCTCCAACTGAACCTGCTGCACCTGCTATACCAATGCCCTGGAGCACTACGCCCAATATTGCTCCGACGCCTGTTGCATCTAAGGCTGTGCCTGCAGCTTCGAGTGCAACATCTCCAGCAATATCTCCACCTATTTCTCCAGCTGTTTCTCCAACAATATCTCCAGCTATATCAGCTCCAGCTTCTGTTGTACCCGCTGTGGTGGACGATGTGGCCTCTGCTGTATCTGTTAAATCGGATACGGATTCTCCAATTTCTGTATCTTCATCTACGGCATTTAAACCTGGGCCATCTGGGCCATCTTCAGGACCACCTGCTCCTTCTCCTGGTCTTTTTAAAAATGGTGCGGTTTCCCTTGTAGTTACTGTAGCACCTCCAAAATTAGATTGTAAATCTTCAGGACCCATCTCGATCATCTCTTGTTCTTGTGGTCTTAGATCAGTCATTTCGATACCTTGTTGACTTTCATCTAATGAATCAGGTCCACTTTTTATTAAATTATCTAATAAACCTCTACCATTTTGAGTCATAGAAGATTCTCCAGCATTTAAAGCATTTGATAAGGCTGATTGAGCCCCACCACTTGGAAAATCTGGAATATCTGGAATATCTGGAATTTCAGTTTCTTCTCCAAGTTCTTCAGCATCCACTTCTTTATCTGGGTCATTTTCTTCATCCTCGTTTTCATTAGAATCTGTTTTATTTTGTTTTTGAAATTTATTTTTTAAATCTTTTAGTTTTTTACCAAAAGCCTGTACTCCTACGATCGTTCCAAGAGCCGTACCTCCTCCTTTCTCTATATCTCCGAATAATGAAGTTTTCTCCTGGGCTTCTTCTTGGACTTCTAACATGGTATCCTGGAATTGTTGCTGTGCTAGTCTTCGTTTAGCTTCATCTAATGCTTCGATACTATTACCAATCATATTATATAATAATTACTATATAAAAAATTTATTTAATCAAAATGTAAAACCAATGGCGGGTCTCGATATACTTCAGTTCCAAATTTAGGTTTTATTCTATAATTAAATTTAGGTAGAAGGATATTGTCTTCTTGAATATCTTCTTTCAATATTTTATAATAATCAAATATAGCATCATTTCTGCTTATTTCAGCACATTTATATAATGTGTTTTTGTTAAAACTGTGTCCAGCATAGACTTGAATTACATTTTGTTTTTCTAAATTATGTCTATAACCATATCTGTACCAATATACATTGGTCCAATTTCTATCTTTTGGTTTTTGTCTTTTTCGATGTGTGTCTTTATAAACACTTTTTGGTATATAACAAGTTAATTCTTTGTATTCCATTTATAAATAAAGTAAAGATTTTTTTTAAAAACCAAAGGGATTTTTATAATTATATCCTACCTGTGGCTTTAAGAAGTCTACAAACATAGAGCCTGTTGCTTCTTTTTGTACGGGGGTTGCCTTTGCTTTTTGTTGTGCTTTTGGTTGTGATTGTTTTTGTGGTTGTGGTTGTGGTTGTGGTTTTTTAATAGTTGTATACTTATTTGCAGCATCCATAAATAAATTCATGTTAGAGAAGAATTCTTTCATATAATCTTGATTGCTTAAGTTTCGTTGCGGTATTGTATTAGAAGTTGGTTGTGGTTTTGGTTGTGGTTTTGGTTGTGGTTTTGGTTGTGGTTTTGGTGCTATAGCGGTTGCTATAGCGGTGGGTGTTGGTTGTGGTACTGGTGCTATAGCGGGTTGTTCTGCTTTTTGTTTAGCTATAGATTCTTCTCTTTGTTTTTTTTTAGCAAGTTTCAGTTGTCTTAGTCTTTGTAAATGAGCTTTTTGTCTTTCAGAAAGTTCTTTCTTTTTTTTAACAACTGTTTTTTTTGGTCTTATAAATATATCGGATGGTTTGGCGTCTTCGTACTCTGGTATATCAAGTGGTGCTTTATCATGAACTACTACAGCTGGTTTTAATTCGTTTACTGGTTTTATTTCCATATTTTTCATATTTAAGATATCAGGTTGTTTTCGTGTTAGAATATTTTGATTTGTATCTTCCATTATACAATACTACAAGATATTTATTTCATAATTTTTTCGTTAAATGATATTTATTTTGCTCTTGGGTCTTTTCTGTAAGCAAACATTATTTCTGCTAATAAAGTGATACCTGAAGCAAGCTCACCATCTTGATTTACTATTTTTATTTCGAGCTCCGTTAATGTCATTTCAGATTGATTGTTTAAGTCTACCCACATTGGTCTTTTGTCAGCACTACTATTTGACAATATTGCTCCAATTATTTTAGGCTCTCCACCTTTTTCTCCATTAGCAAGCATTGTTTCTACTGGTAGATTAGTTATCTCTACATAATGGATCTTTGGCTGATTTGCATCTTCGATTGTGTAGGATACAATACACATTTGACAGTGAGCTGGTAATTTAATAACTCGGTTAAATCTAGCTGTAAAATGGACTGGCGTATTGTATGTATTTGGTGTTGTATTTTTGCTGTTGGTAGCTAATAATAATTTCATTTATATAATTGTCATAGATTTTTTTTCTGTATATATTATAATATGAATTCATACAATGATTACGTCTATCACGCTGTTATAGTCCCAAGAAAAATAAAAAAAATAAAAAATAAAATTCCAATGAATAAAGTATTTCTTATTAACTCTGACAAAAAAATTGTGCTACCTAAAACACTTGAGCAGAGTTTAGCACCTGTTAAATTTAAAAAACTAATTAAAACACCGATCGGTTTTTAAATTAGTTATATGATTTGTTTTTTTTATCTATGTATATTATATAATGACTGATACTATTGACTTGAATATATATCCTGTTAGAGATAATTCTACTAACGTAAATCGTTTAAAAGTACCAATTAGCCCAGTACTTCCTGACTTAGAAAAGGGCTTTGTATTAGGCTTAATAATGCCACGAGGTTCTGGTAAGGGGACCATTATTGCAAACTTATTACTATCACCTAATTTTCTGAATAGGGAGAATTTCCAACACGCATTTATTTTTTCACCCACAGTTTTTCAAGACCTAACTGCTGCACCATTGAGGGAGTATTTCAAAACAACATTGTATCCTAAATATGATGATAGTGTTATTTCTGATATTATTACATACCAAAAAGCTTATGATGAGGAGAGCAGACCCCGCCAAATTATAGTTTTGGATGATAATGTGGGAACGAGAACCAAATACCTAGATGCATTAATAACACGTGCCAGACATTATAAAGTGATGGGTATTATAGTATCTACCCAAGCATTACGTCAGGTAGCCAAAGTTGCTCGTTCTAACTTTACAGATGTATGTATTGGTCGAACATACAATCAAAAAGAGTGGTATGCGTTGTATGAAGAGTATGGAGCATTGTTTGGTTCAATGAGCCGTTTTAAAAGGATGTATGATTACGCCACAGATAAACGTTTTAGTTTTCTGTATCTAAAATTAAATGTAGCACCACCTCGTGCATACAAAAATTTTACGGAAGATATAACAAATAAATTTCCACATGATGATAGCACTGTTAACTTTGAACAGCAAGAACAACAACAAATGAGTGAAAATGATTTTGATGCTGATGAACCAATGGTTATTTAAGGCATGTTTTTAATACAAATTGTCCTCTATTTTTAACCATTTTAATATTATTTTTTTTAAATAATTCTATTAATTGTTTATTTTTTAATTTAGGTTCATCACCCATATATAAACAATATTCTTTCCATATTTCAGAACGTTTAATAAACTCGTTTCTTTTATCTATTGGCATATATTGATTTACGAAAGATTCACTAGTTGGTTTGAAATGTTCATCAAAGGTGTATTTTACCAGTGTTTTTAGTGATTGAACTCCTTTATATAAAGTATTGAATTTTCCGATTATTTGCTTTTTTCTTTTTACCTCTATAGAATCAAAAACCTGATGATATTGAGAAAATACATGTTTCATTTCTCGAATTGCTTCATTGATGTCATTCATCGAATCATATAGGTCTGTTTCTGTTTTAATAGCCATTGTTTTATATTTTTTAACTAAACTACATATATTACTCGAGATAGCTTTAAGGTCTTTTGTAAATTGTTCTTTTTCCGTGTATTTTAAGTTTTTTTCAAAGCCAAAATAATGATTAGGGGTGTATGTAATATTTTCCATAATATTTTTCATAATATTTTTTATAATATATATAAAGATTTTATTTTTAAGTCAAAAATTTAATTAATTAAATTATTTGACCCATTTAAAAAAATTACCATAATTTGTGATAGGCCCACCAGTTTGCAGTATCTTTATTTTTAATTGTTAACTTTCCTTCTTTATCTTTTATTTTTCCTGCTCTAGCTCTGTATTTTTTTCTACGCTCTTTGTCATTATGGTCTTTATTAGTCCATGCTCCCACGCCTGTAGTATCTTTATAGTGTGCATATCTGGAGTCTCCAAAATGCACTATCTTTGGCTTTCCAGTAGGTCCTTTGACATATACACTGTATTTCTTATTTTTAGCACTTGATTTAAAAGGTTTATAAAGTTCTTTTTTTTTCATTATATAATAAATAAATGTTTTATTCTTGTATCGTGAATAGAGTATTTCCATTTTTCGATATTTGGAGTATTTCACCATCATCTGATAGGTTTATAGCAAATTTGCCTAGGTTTATTACTATGTGGTCTGTTTGTTTTTGAAATTCTACTTTTGTTCCGAATTTAATTGGGTCCCGATGTCTTTTGTTTTTTATCGTTATACTCTCTGAGCCGTACGGATTATCCAACAATATTTCTGTTGCTCTGATAAAATGAAGTTTTTTTCCCATTATATATAACTTGTTAATATTTTTTTTTTATAATTTAACTAATTAATAGTTATATGATTTAAGTAATTTATTAATTAAGCACTGGAGAATGAACCTTTTGTGTTCCAAGTTGAACCTCCATCAGAGCTGTATTGTACCTCTAAGTCAGTGCCGTTAACACGCATTCTCCATGCATCTGTGATTCTCACAGTTGCACCGCGGACATATCCAGTGGTTTGGACATTTTGTGCTTGGAAATTTGGGTTAATTTTTGAACCTGCAATTGCAGCATTTGCAGCAACATCAGAATCTGCTATTTCAAGAGCTTGCAATTTTGATTTTTCGATACTTCCAGCGAGGTCTGCATTTGTAATTGCTCCTGTAAGGGATAATTTATTGTATGCGATACTACCTTGCAAATCTGAGTTTTGGACTGCATTGCTCAAATCAAGTTTAGAATATGCAATATTGGCATTTGCAGCAACATCTGTGTTTCCAATTTCAAGTGCTTGCAATTTTGATTTTTCGATACTTCCAGCTAAGTCTGCATTAGTTACAGCTCCTGTAAGGGATAATTTATTGTATGCAATAGAACCAGCCAAATCTGAGTTTTGGACTGCATTGGCCAAATCGAGTTTTCCATAAGCAATGGAACCTGCCAAATCTGAGTTTTGGACTGCATTGTTAAGGTCTAATTTATTGTATGCAATGGAGCCAGCTAATTTAGCATTGGTGATTGCAGAATCAGCAACTTTAATAGTCGTGACTGAACCATCTTGCAATTTAGCAGTGGTGATCGAGTTATCCGCGACAGCTCCGTTGAAGTTGCTAATATTTTGAGAGTGAATCATTTCTACATTTTGTGTAATGGCTGGGAATTGGTATTCGAATTCTCCTGTAGTGGATGGTTCAGCGACTTTCATCACTGTTTTCTTTGCGTCATCGTTGGCGCCGTGGAAGACGAGCTTGTCTTTCAAGACTAAATCTCTTGCGGATAAGGTTGCGAAGGATGCTACTGCTGTGGCTGACATTTTTTTTTTATATAATAAGATTAGATAATAATTTAGATTATCAAACTTTAAACTTAGTTAATTTCATAATAATTTAGTTATCTGATTTCTATTATATTACCTGACATGAAATGGATTCCTGACACGAACTTATCTGAATTAAAATTCGATTCGTGTCAGGTTTTTGTTATAGATACCAATGGTGTATTTATATATATATATACTTTTCTACCTCTTCTACCTTAAAATATGTATACATAGGTATTATATGCATATACCTTTTTACAACATTTCAAAAAGATGAAAATGCAACTACATTGCAGACAAAGGTATGTCAAAATCCCTATTTTTTGTGTTTTGTGTCAGGTTTCTATTATATTAGTTACCTGAAATGAAAATTCTACCTTTGGTTACCTGAATTAAAATTCAAAAAGGTAGAAAAAAAATCATTAGATACTAATGGTATATATATATATATATATACTTTTCTACCTCTTCTACCTTAAATATGATATGCATACCTTTATATGCATATACCTTTTTACAACATTTCAAAAAGATGAAAATGCAAGCATATTGCAGACAAAGGTATGTCAAAATCCCTTTTTTTTGTGTTTCGGGTAGAATTTATTTCCACCATAATATTAAATATAGAATAAATATAAAAATATATGAATAATATATAAAAAAGAATGGCAATTATGATTCATTTAGTGTTTATTTATATGATATTTCATATTATAAAAAAGATAAGTATCAATTACGTACACCATTATTACTACGTTTAATCTGATTCTGGTTCAGGTTCTTTCTCTCTTAAGTTGACAAACCCTGAAAATTTAACAGACATTCCATCAATCTTTAAAACTTTAACTTCATATCTACAACCAAGATTAACCAGCATTTTTTTAAACTTTCTTTTAGTGAGTGATTCATCTCCAAAATCAGTATTAATATACAGATTATACATATCTCTTAATTGAATTCGATCACGTGATTCACTACTTGGCTCATAATAACCTTTTAAGAAATTACCAACAATATCATTCTCAGCCATATATTCGTCTGTTAATTTACTGATACATTTAGGTATAGTTAGTGGTAAATCTACTATTGGTAAGATATTGTCTATTAAAAGAAGTAGAAATTGCTGATAATATTCTGGTTTAGAAAATTTATCACATA